AGGCGGAAGTGTGGCAGCGAACGCTGTCACAGGTCCGATCCGAAGTCCCTGATTTTGACGCCAAAGTATTCCAGAATCCGGCGCTGTTGATGCGGCCGGAAGCCTGGAGATTCGCCGCGGCAATGGGAGCCAACGGTTTGCGGGCAATTCACGAGATCGGCAGCGATCTTGCGGAATGCGCGCGAATCGCCGCGCTTGAAGGCCACGAGCAGATTCAGGCCGTGGCAATCCACTGCAATTCCCTCACATCCCAGAAAGGCCCCGAGCAACCGCAACCCGCACCGGTACGTCCTGTGCTGGTTTCCCGTGCTCCGGCGCCGCCCCGCAGTTTGGGCGGGATCTCTCCTGGGGAGCCTACAGCCCCCACGAATTACGACGAGTATCGAAACCAAAAGCGCAAGGCGTAGCGGTCCACCCGTGTTTCACACGAAACACAGGAGGGCCACACATGGCCAATCAGCTTTTGACGCGCCAGGAAATTACTTGGGACTCCCTGGAAATCCTGGAGAACAGACTCGTTATCGTTCCGAACTTCTATCGGGACCTCGATAAGGAATTTGGCAAAAAAGGCGGCAAGATCGGCGACACGATCTTTGTCCGCAAACCGCCCCGCTTCATCGGACGCGAAGGCCAGGCATACTCTCCGGAGGGTCTGACCGATACCGAAGTGCCCATCACGATCAACCAGCAATCGGGTGTAGACTTCGAGTTTTCGAGCGCCGAAAAGTACCTTTCGCTGGACGATTTCCGCCGGCGCTACTTGGAACCGGCGATGATCTCGCTCTCAAACAAACTCGATTACCGCTGCGCCAGCATGGCGGTGCTCAATACCGCCAACTTTGTAGGTTCGGTCGGAACGACCCCCGGACTGAGCGGCTCGGATGCGTTCAACACCTACGCGAACGCGCGCCAACTGCTGTTCCAAATGGGATTCGACCCAAAGGGCGGTGAATGGTCGCTGGCCATCAACGCGCTGGCAGAGCGCGGCTGGCTGGACTACACCAAGCAGTTCTACAACCCGGCCGATAGCCTGTCAAAGCAGTGGAAAACCGGCCAGGTGAACAACGCTCTCGGGCTGAAATGGTTCGTCGATGAGAACATCAATGCGCAAACCATCGGCGCGCTGAATAACACGGCCTATGGCCCCTACCTGCCCGAAGTGACCGGAGCCAACCAGACTGGAACCTCCATCAACACGAAGGGCTGGCTGGGCGGTGCCTCGACCGGCATTGCCAACGTGCTGCTGCCGGGAGACGTGATCTCCTTTGCGGGCGTCTACGCAGTGAACCCGCAGAGCCGCCAGTCCACCGGCGTCTTGCAGCAGTTCGTAGTGCAGGCCGCAGTGACCTCGGCAAACAACGCGACCGCTACCGCGACCATCTCGATTCTGCCCGCCATTGTTCCGAGCGGCCAGTTCCAGAATGTGAGCGCCTCGCCAGCCGATGGGGCGCTGATCTCGGTCTATGGCACCGCGGCGTCCGGACAGGGCGCTCTCGGCGGCCTGACCACGTTGCAAGGTCTGCTGTGGGACAAAGAAGCCTATGCGTTTACGTCCTTCCCGGGCGACGTACCCGAGGGCGTGGATATGGGCTATGAGGACCGCAGCAAGGAAATCGGCGTCTCGTTGCGTTTCGTCCGCATCTTCGACGGATACCGCGACCAGTGGGTGAACCGGTTCGATGTCTATTACGGCATCGCGCCGTTATATATGGAAGGAGGCGTCCGAATCTCTCTCAGCTAACCGCTGGGATGCTATAACGGAGAAAAGCCATGAAAAACATCAATCGAACCATCCAATTCGCCGCGGCGCTGCTGTTTTGCGCCGCGCTCGCATTCGGGCAGGCCACCACCACCAGCACCACGCTTTCCGCCGTCGTGAACGCGCCCTCGCCGAACTCGGCCGGCACCCTGCAGTGGTGTTTGGCCAGCGCCACGGGCGTTACGCTGCCGTCATTGTCCGGTGGAACTCTCGGCTCGTATCTCGCTGTAGATCAAGAGATTGCGCAGGTGTTGAGTCAGGGAGTAACCTCGACGTGCTTCAACGTCAAACGTGCCCAGTTGGGAACCAACGGCCAGTACAGCCACGCATCCGGCGCGACGGTATGGGTCGGGACTTCCGCGGTAGCGTCCGGCGACTCCAGCCACCCGTATTCCCCCGGCGCGTTCATCGACGAAACGCCTAAGGGGCCCTGCGTGGCCGCCAACCTCTACACCCTGCCGCTGATCGCCTCCGGAGGTCAGACCGGCCGGGGCGCGGTGCAGTTGGTAACGTGCGCCAGTAGCGTCTGGTCGGCTTGGGATCTCGGTTCCAGCCATACCTGGATCGGGCAATGCACTCTCGGCACTTCCTGTTCGGTGACGTTGCCCTTAGCCTATACCAGTTCCTCCAGCTACCAGTGCTCGGCGACCGATGTGAGCGGCGTATATGCCACCTCGGTCGCCTATTCAAGTGCGTCGGCAGTGGCCTTTACCGGCCATGGCACCGACGTCATCTCGTATATTTGCGTGGGAACCTAACCCACGCTAAGATGTGTTCGTGTGCGGGGCGGCAAATCTCGGGGGAGGTGGCTGCCCCAATTTTGAGAGGAAAACTACATGCCCGATATGACGCAAGCAGTACCCGGACTCCTGGCGCAGGTGCATCCGGCCCACACGCACAGCCATGACATCATGGCTTATGTCACCGAATTGGAATACCGCGTGTCCCTTTTGGAACAGGCCATCGTAAAGATCGTGGGCGGCGGACAACAGAAGTTCAACGAACAGCCCGATCAAGCGCCCTACCCGTTCCCCGAAGGCGACGGCCTGGGCGGAATCGACCCGGTACGAACCGACGACTACGGCCAAAAGACGGCCAATCCCGATACAACGCAGAAAGGTTACGGCGACCCACAAAAGTTGCACGCCGAGAACTTCCCCGGCCAGCAAGGATACGGCGTCCCGCAAACGAACGAGGGAGCCCCAGGCCGGCAACAGGACGCGCGCACAGCTTTCGGCGGCCAGATCACGCATGACGTCCAAAACGATCCAGCGCATCCGACCGACGTTCGGCGCGCACCGAGAGAGGGAGCCTAAGTGTCCTTCCGCCCCGAAGATTACGGCGGCCAGCAAACGCTGAACACCGAGGGCGTACAAGCCCTGCTGCGCGACATCCGCGCCACGGCCGGCCGCAAGAATCCGGAGGTGCGTGGAATCAACATCCACAACCAGATTCTCGCCAAGAACAACGGATTCCCGAAGTTCCTGTATCCGCCGGCCGATTCCAATAACGAGCCGGTTTTCGTGCTCAAGCAGGAAGAAGAGGATGCGCTTGTGGCCCGCGGATACACCCGCGAGTACACGCACCGGGAATTTCCGAAGGCCATCTACCGGCGCAACATGCACCCCAAGTTCGCCGGGTTGCTCGATGACGGAACTCCGGACCCTGCCGTCACTCCCTACGTGGAAACACGCATCGTGAAGGATGAGAAAATCCTGGCGGCGCTGATGAAGGCCGCTCCCGGCAAGGAAACAGGACCATGGGTTTCCAGTGTTTCAAAGCTTGAGCCTCTGCCCGAAGACGCCGAAGACCCGGCGCTGGTAGTGGCGCGCTTGCAGGGGCAACTGGACGAGGCGCAACGCAAGGCCGACCGCGCCAAGGGGTAAACCGTGGCGAGTATCACTCTGACGCAGGTCGCGCAGTTCGCGGCGCTGGAACTGGGCGTGCTGGACTCCGGCGAGGGGCTGTCCGCGCAGCAACTCGCCGATTTTCTTTACAGCATCAATGCGGCCATCGACAACCGCTCCAGCGAACAGGCAGAGGTGCTGTCCGTCCTGATTGCGACATTTGTGCTCACCGCGGCACAGCAATCGTATACCATCGGCACCGGCCAGAACTTCAATACCGCGCGCCCGGTGGCGATCACTGCGGCTCAGCACATCCTGACCGTTAGCGCGCATCCCTACGAGACTCCCATCGAGGTTCAGCACGCTCGCCAGTGGGCAGCCAACATGGACCGGGGCAGTAGTTCGCTCGTGGTGCGCAAGCTGTTCTATGACCGCCAGTTCCCGACCGGCAACGTTTACCTCTCACCGATCCCCCTTACAGCCAGTTCTATCGAATTGACGATGTGGCAGCCTCTCGGCCAGTTCGCGGACGCCACAACGCCGCTCACCGTTCCGCCTGGCTACAGCGATTGGTACAACCTGCTCGGCTGCATCTGCATGGCACCCCAGTTTGAGATGGCGGTACCGGCCAGCGTTACCGCCCGGTACGAGGATGAAATCGGGCGCATTCGCAACCTCAACGCGCAACTGCTTGGGCAGGCGCCGCCGGCCGGACAGACTAGCGCTGTGGAGACCCCTGGAACGCCTCCGGTGGTGGGTCAATGATATGAGCGGAATCACTTTTACGCAAATAGCCTATCTGTCCATGCGGGACTTAGGCGTACTGCGCCCGGCGCAGGTCGGTTCGCCTGACGTACTTACCGATATGCTTGCAGCATGCAATTACATGCTCGACAGTTACAAGCTGAACCGATTCCTAGTCCTCGATCAAAGCGTGGCAACGTATGCGTTGACCGCCAATACCCAATCTTTCACAATCGGCGCTGGTGCGACGCTCGACGGCCCGCGCCCAACATCCATTGAGAAGGCCAATGTAATTGTTACTCTGGGTGGGAATCTCGTGCGGCAACAGTTAGAGCTTATAGATTTCAAGAGGTGGAGTGAGATCAATCTTCAGCAGGTAACTCCCAGCCTGCCGCAGAAATTGTATTACCAGAAGACAATCACCGGGGCTGGGTACGGTACGATCTTCATCTGGCCGCAAGCAGATGTGGCCTACGGCCTGGAACTTTATACCTGGGACCAGTCTTCCTGGAGCGGGTTTGCGGACTTGACGACCGCCTATGTCTTTCCTCCAGGGTTCGCGGAGATGATTCAAAAGAATCTGGCGGTGCGCACCTATCCCATGCTGCGCGTTTACCTCAAGATTCCGATGGAGCCGCTCGCATTCGGGGAACTGAAGTCTCTTGGGGAGCAACTGCGCATACAAATGCAGCAGTACAACGCCCCGGAAACCACCATCGCTCCAGACCGCACTGAGCCTGCCGGACAAATGATCGAGGCTGATCGTGAAGCTCCCCAGGTGAGACAGTGAGCGTTACGTTCAGCCAGATCGCTTACTTAGCGCTCCGCGACTTAGGAGACCTGAATCCGACAGAAACGGCGGCCGGTTCCATGCTGGGAGACATGCTCCTTGCCTGCAATAACATGATGGACTCGTGGAAGCTGGATCGCCTTATGGTCTTGCGCCAGCTTCAGAGCATTTACGCGCTGCAAACCAACGTTCAGGAGTACCGGATCGGACCTGGGCAGATCGGCTCAGGAACCGATCCCGTTACGGGGAATCAATGGAACGGAATCAACGCAGTTCGGCCAACGTACATCGAGACCGCGAATATCATTTTGAACAACTTTTCGCCCGTCGTGCGGCAACCGCTGGCGCTCATCGACTTCGAACGATGGGCCGATATCCGCGTGCAACAAATCCCTGGTTCTATCCCCCAGGCGTTGTACTACGACCGCGGATTCGACCAGATCTCCGGCTACGGCACGTTGAACCTCTGGCCCGGCCCACTACTGAATTACGGTCTGGAACTGTACACCTGGGACCAAACCCTGTGGAACGGCTTTGTGGACTTGATTACGCCCTATATCTTCCCGCCCGGCTATGTGGAGATGATTCAAAAGCAGTTGGCCGTCCGCTGCCGGCCGCTAGTGGAACTGGCGGGGCTCCGCATATCGCCCGAGAACTGGTCTGGACTGAAGATTCTGGCTGCCACGCTGAAGCTTGATATGGAGCAGTACAACGCGCCCACGCCGCTGCTTTCCTGTGACGCCGGATACCTCGGGAGCTCGCAGAAAGGGGCCTGGAATTACAGCATTGGTGAAGACCGCATGTTCGGACGTGGATAAGCAAAATCCTACTGTGTACGTTTTCACGGTCCAG